ACATGACCGCTAGGGGTCACGCCCTTGGCATCTAGGCCACTGTAGCGCACATGTACCTGTACGTGTGTTAGCATACATGCCTTTCCGGCAAAGTATAGTAACCATCATAGGAGGTACGGTTATCGGTAAAGGTATCTGGGTGACGAATAGCATGACTCATCGAAACCGGCGGATCGGTCCCTAAGGGAACGATACCAGCATATAATGCTGAAACGCTTACAGTAAGAGAGCCCCGCGGGGTGTCACTGAGGTGCCCGCACATGGTAGCCGGGTCCTCGACGGCCCCAGAGCCTAGTAATCTCAACTCCCTGCGGCCCCCCGCTCTGGTATAGGCGGTATGCCTATGCCAGCTCGTCGTTCGAGAAGCCTTAGGCAACTCGGCGTTCGGGGAAACCGAATGTGTAAGGATCCTTCCATGCTATGTGCATGATGAAAGAAATGCTGATATGCAGAGACTAATTGCTCACCATACGAATCGCTTCGCACAGTGGCTTAGTGCTCGACAGTCAGCCCTTACATGGGATCGGTTTGTAAAAGAACCGACGCTGCTACGGGGGTTTATCATGAAAGTGATAGCCATCGTAGTAGCGGGGAAGAAATCTAGTAGTCTCTACGGTGCTGCCTTACAGTTTACTAAGCTTGTCAGAGTCATCTACAAGAAACAAGGAGAAGCAGGGCTCATCCAGTATCTGAGGAAATCTCAGTTACTTCTGATGCAATCTTTGGCTTCGTCTGAGACGCCTCCTGTGCTCTCTAAGAGCCCGAGAGTCGCTGTTACTAACAGCGGATTGCCAAGATTCATACCTAAAGTCCATCGCGATGCCCTGCGAAGGGGTGATATTATCATCATCCAACTCTGGCTTACTCTTACATCCTTCTATAGGGTGCTGAGTACGCCGAGTCGCTGGAACTTCGAGGTTATTACCAAGATGTCTCCAGCCTCCCGAAAGGTATACGAGGAACAAGGTATCATCAGACTCATGCCTAGCGTAGCTAGTATGATGGAAGGAGTGACCCGCATCCGCTTAGGTAAGCAAAATGAGTTGAAGTGGGAATTCAAGCCTAAGATGTCATCTACGCATGGACCGAACTCCGGAAAGAATGAGAACACGTTCTTTTGCTCAGCTAAAGACGCGTTGGCTTGGTCCTTTAATGGACTTTACCCTACGCTCATTTCTTTCTGTAAAGAAGTAGGTCTAGATGAAGTAGTGGATAAAATCCACGAAGCGTCCTATATGGTGAACCATTTAGACGTCTCACAGCATGTGAGTGGGCTTCATCCGCAGACGAAACAAGATAGGACTCCCGTCGTGTATCCCGAGGATAACCCGGTTCCACTGGGTGAACTCCCTCCTCCTCCTCCAGAGAAGGTGGATACGAGCCCTAAGACGATCTTAGCTGATGGTCCGATTCTTCAAATGTCGAACAACCTATTACAATCTCGCATCGCGAGTTTAGGAAGATTCGCATTTAAGAAGGAGCCCGCAGGGAAAGTTCGGATATTCACCTTAATTGACTATTGGACGCAAACCGTCTTACGGCCGCTCCATGAGTGGTTATATACCATACTCAAACGAATTCCCCAAGATGGGACATTCAGTCATGACAGGGCGGTATCCGAGCTTATCGCGATTTGTCGTAAGAAGAAGGCCTTAGGCCTTAAACCTATGGTTTACTCTTACGATTTATCCGCGGCGACTGACCGTCTTCCTCTTACCTTGCAGGTAGAGATATTGAGTCACCTTATAGGTAACAAACGGTTAGCTGTCCTGTGGGGGTTATTACTCGTCGGTAGATATTACTACATAAGGAGGCACGAGAAGGATGGAATTCCACCTATCGTGGCCTGGAAAGGCATACCTCAACTTATGAGTTATTACCTTACTGATGAGTTCGCCAGCGCGGAACGAGATTTCGTGCTTCAGAAGGAGAATCTCTCCTCAAACCAAAGGAAGCTGACCTATAAGGTCGGACAACCCCAAGGTGCACTGAGCTCGTGGGCCATGTTGGCAATAACCCATCACTTTATCGTTCAGATGGCTGCGTTCGAGGCCCTAGGCGGACGCGAATGGTTCACCGACTACAGAATTGTAGGAGATGACATAGTCATCATAGGTGAAGGAGTAGCGCGTCGCTACAAAGAACTAATGTTCTCCATTGGCGTTGGTATAAACCGAGCCAAAAGCCTCGAATCCGACAACTTCTCCTTTGAGTTTACCAAACGGTTCATCTATAAAGGTACTGATGTTTCCTCGTACGCATGGCCGGAGCTCCGGTTAGCGTCTACCACTCTGGGAGGGCTAGTAGCCATATTCCAGAAGGATAGGAGAATACCTAACTTTAAGATAGGACAGCTCATGAGGATATTCGGTTTCGGACAGCAGGTAATGTCGCGATTAAACTCGAACTACCTCGTCCTGTGGAGGAGAGGGCATTCGAAGTTAGTCACTTCGTTACTCTTCTGTACGTTCCCGGATACCTGCCCGAATAGTGTGCAATCCTTCTCTGTCTGGATGCGAAGTCTATCTCTCTCGCGTTATACGCCAGAAGATGCCCTGCGCCAAATGGCCCAGGACTTCAAGAAGAAATTCTTGGACAAGCATTTTGACCATTGGTATTTCGAGTATTGGAATTCCGACGTCACCTCTTGCTTCAGCAAGAACGGCGGGGGCGCTGCCCGCGTCCTGGGTGAGATGCTTCAAGCATACTGGGATAACCAGCTCGATAAGGCCTATGTGAGAGGTCTTGAACACGTTTCGGATAGGAACTTCGAAGAAAGGCAGATGGCGAAGGCCGATAAGGCCACTCCGCTGAAAGTATGGACACCTAAAAGTGGTGTGCCATACACACCTGCCACCTATATAGATGCTCTCTTTGAGAGTTATGTAGCCGCAAACAAGGACCTCGAGGGTATCCCTCGAGAGATCGGTTGGGCTTCAAAGCCCGAACGGCCTAGACAGCTAAGCTGCATAGGTTCTTGGTTGCGATGCAAACTCGTCAGTCTTCGGAGATTCTTACATAAAGGTAAGGTGTAGAGTAGAACGAGAGACTGCATCCGTACCTGCAAGTGCACATGGCAAGCCACATGCTGCTCGCTGGGCTAGAACCCCATAACGGGTAACCGGCCTAACAGCGAATAGGAACAATAGCCTTCCTAGGCAAGAGTTCACACTCACCTATACTTGTGCGTTATCTCTCAGAGTAGCACCAAGTCTTAGACTTAGGCAACCTTTCTACATCTAACAGTGTTGTTACGTTCAACGTATCGACACTATCTCGTTGAGACCAGATTTGTAGGTTGTATATATGTTGTGTCTTGTCCGTACACCCTTGCGGGTTTTGACAAGTTGCTCTGCCGGTCGGGGGGACACTTCGTTGGCCCTTGTCGACTTAGACGCGAGATAGTACGAGCTGCGAGGAGAGTAGTACCCTCCTCGTAACTATAGCGATTCTTCCTGAATCAGCCGGCTCATCCGAGTCGCAACTGGTTACAATATATTGACTGCGATTGAG